TACTTGCGTGGACGATTTCCTTTCCGACAATGATTTGCATAATGGATTTTTTCAAAAGGCATTGAAGTGGGCTCAGCGCGCAGTGAGAGAAATAAGACTTGATGTATTTCAGCATCCAAAAACGGTACTACTGAATGTTACTGAGCGGAATACCATAGTTCTTCCTGAAGGATTTGTGGACTGGACAAAGGTTGGAGTCAAAAAGGGACAGTACGTTGTCACGCTGGCTCTTAATGACGACCTGAATACACTTGAGCGTCATAAAAATGATGACAAGGTGATTGGCTTACTAAGTCAGCATATGCCTAACGGAACAAACCTGAACACATACGGAGGATATTCATTCTACAATTTCAATGGAATGAGTTTTCTTGGGTATGGCGGCGGACTTCCGAGCAAGGGATATTTTAAGATTGTGGATCATGGGGAGTGCAAAGAAATGTACCTCGATTACGACTACAACTACAAGCAAGTGTACGTGGAGTATATCACCGATGGCATTAAGCCTTGCGAGCACACCGTTCTCCATCCGTACGAGTATGACTATGTATTAGCATACATGGAAATGATGTACGAAAAAAAGAACAATCCAAAGGCAACAAATTATTCAAAGGACGAGGCAGGTCGAGATTTATTTTTTGCTGAAAAGAAATTAAGAGCGCGGTACAATGAACTTGATCCTCGCACACTGATAACAATGAGCCGAGCAGAGGCAAGAGTTACTACTAAACTTTAAAAGTTGGACGCCGCAGAATCAGTCTTCATTCCTCTTGGCGGAGTAAACCAAGATGATAGCATCGTAACGCCGGTTCAAACATCGAGTGGCGACAGATCGCCATTTGAGATTGGGGATTATAGGTATGCACTGAACACACGAATAGGGTCAAGTCGGCACGACAACTTTGGAGATGTCGAGAATATAAAAGGTACCCAAAAGGTAACAACCTATATTCCATCAGTCGAAAGGGAGACATGGACAAATGATAATCCGACATTTACCGGATCAATCGCAGGATGGCTGCAAGCTGGCGGATCTCCGGAAAAAACATGGGCATATGGATCTGGCGGTGGGTATTTCGGGGCCAAGGTGACTCTATCATCAGATGATTCAACTGAGCGGTTGTATCAATCAGAGAGCATTACAGCTGGAGATTATCTGGCAATTGAATACACATTCGGAAGGGATGTGGTGGTCTCAGATCCATCACTGATTGTCGGTCTGTATCTTGTTTTTATGTCTGGTGTGACTGAACTATCATCGCTATACATTGACAATTTAAATTCATACGGCCCAGGTATATCAAATCCAGGGAACTCAATGAACATGCTAAGTCCGGTGACATGTGACGGCATTGGCTTTAAGGTAGTGGTTTCTGGGTCTGGATCGTTATCAAATATTAAATACTCATTCAATAAATTCAAAATAACGCATATCTTCTCAACACCAGGGCCTCCACCATCCGGAAGGAGCAAGAATATCGGAAAGTATGAGGATCTTGAATTTCAACAGATTTACAATTGCAACTGGAATGAGAATGGCCAGCACACTATAACTCGATGGGATGTTGCTACCAACACGATAATAGAAATTCTGAGATGGGAGGGTCTGAACTTCCAGGAAAATTCTTTTGTCAAAATGGCCAAGCTGGATAACTGGATCTCCTTCACAGACAAGATAAATCCACCGAGACTGATTGACACAAATACAATCAGTGATCTATTCTTGATCCTTGGCGCTGAGAATTTCAGGGAGTTCCACATCTCCCATCATAAATGGGCGCCAATCATGCCACCCGTGACAAGGATATTGTACGATGGATCACATAATAATTACGAGAAATTAAAAAACAAAGCATACCAATTCTCATACCGATACATCTACAAAGGGAAATTGATATCAAGATTCAGCCCAATCAGCAAGGCAAATGTAACTGCAAGCTGCGGTTTCTTCTATAGTCCTGGTCCTGGATTTACTGACAAGAGAATAACATCTATCGAGGTTGACATTCCAGGAATGTTATTGGATGTTCCTGGCGCATCAACGCAATACAATTATTTCGATCATACTGACGTAAAATTTATAAACGCAGTTGAAACGATTGAGGTTGCATACCGGGAAGGTGAATTAGAGTTGTGGAAGTTATGGATGCGTATACCAGTGACACCGGCTATACAACGGCTTTATTATTTCACTGGGGATGCGGACAATACACCAATTCCACAGGAAGATTTTAATCAGTTGTTTGATACAGTTCCATTTTTAGCTGGTACTGTAGAGGCTGTTGATAATAGATTTGTTTACGCCGACTGCTTAAATGAGCAGCAGACTATGGATAATCTTGACATAACAAATATGTCGGTTGTTCATAGCGATTTAACCGGATGGGCAAGTTCTTATCCCGGTGGATTCCCGGCGGTATCTCCTGTAGTTCAGGATGAGCTGTCAAGACTTAATAGTCTAAGTCAATTCTCTTTTAAACAGAGGGGTAAATATAAACTGGCGATACAATTCTTTCACCCGACAGGATGGAGAAGTGCTGGATATACAATCGACACATGGGGGTATGATTCAGCCGATGTTCCAAAAAATGATCTTGTGGCGTTCAACTTCAAAATACCTAGTGGGGTCGTTCCTCCGGAGTGGGCCGTTGCTTATCAAATCATGCGAACTAACGTCCTTAATATTGATTTCTTCATGACCGGTATTGTGAATCAATTAATCCCTGTTATAGATAGCGTTGATACAATTCTTGATCGGATATCAATTCCTGACAACACGAAGCAAGTTATTCGAGAACATTTCGCTAATAGCAAAATTGTATCCGGATACGATGCGGCTTCTTTTACAGAAAGTTCTATTCAGCAAGAGATAGATGCAAGAGAAAGAGCAGCTCAAAATGATGGATGGAATAAGCTGCTCAAACTCAACGAAAATATTGGTAAGTTTTCCGGGTTCCCGGAACTTGCGCTATCAAATAAATTCCTAAACAAAAACCTTCGTCACAATCCCATTATTGGAGATCTCGCAAACCAAATATTAAAAGTTCAACAAACCAATATCATAAACGATTGTAGTCGTATTATGATAGACATAAACAACTGGTACAATGCCGCAAAAAAAACAGCAACGGCTGATCAGCCTACGGTAAACAAGCTTTTCTATAATTACCGAGTTGGAGACAGGGTCAGATTTACCGGAAGCGACGTGGCAAATCCGTCAAATGTAAATCAGACCAAGATTTATGATGTCCCGATAATTTCATTTACCGGCAAGGCAATATTGATTGAGCGCCCAGCTGGTCTTATGTGGATACCAGGCCCAACATCATTCTCCGCTGATGATTTTATAATTGAGGTATACACCCCAAAGACTGCAAATGAAAGTGATTTCTTCTACTACGAAACCGGTGAGGTGTATCCTGTGCTGTATCCGGGTAAATCGAATAGAGATTTTGCAAAAAGAGATTGGACGTATACTAATAACGGGGCGGTAACATCAAGCACGTACGGGCCGTTCAATTTTTTCAATAAGTTACCATTTTTCTACGCCGACTGTCTTGCTGTATCAAGAACTGTGTATCGGGATTACTTAAGCTCAATGTCTCCGGCATTTTTATCTGGTGCTACAGGCATCAGCATGAATCCTGATCCGGGCATGAATTATGATTATTGGGACAGATACAACGGGAGACCTACGATAACGTATAGGGACCTTCCGCCGGTGAAATTCATTGCCACACAGGCAAGGTTCAGCGGTAAGATAGTCGAGCAGTCGTTGGTTAATCAATTGAACAGATTTAATGATGCCGATCAGTACAATTACCCGTCAGAATATGGCAGGATCAGAAACATCATCAATACAGCCAACGCCCAGGTCGAAAGCATCGGCAGTATTATTCTGATGATTGGCGAGCGTGAAGCCTGGAGCGTGTATGTGAATAGAACAACGCTTGAGGATTTAAGCGGCAACACTCAAGTATCGCTAAGCAATCAGGTACTTGGTAGCTATAATACGCTCCTTGGTAGCCACGGAACACTGAATCCGGAAAGCGTGTCACAATATCGTGGTAAGGTTTACTGGTGGGATGCAATAAATGGCGCGTGGATACGGTATGGCCGTGACGGCATCACTGCGATATCCGATTACAAGATGCGGAATTGGTTTAAGGAATTGAGTGATCTTCTGATCACAAAATACCTGACCGATGAGTTGCCGACTGCAATAAGTTCGTACGATCCGTTCAATGATGAACTTGTGACGTTCATAAATCACAGCTCTCTCCCTGCAACATTCCGCGGATACGATTCATACAAAGGATTTTTATTCAGTGAACGGGATACGCGATGGAAATCTGCACATAGCTACGCGCCGGAAAGATTCGCAAAAATCAATAATCAGCTCGTAAGCTTTAAAGAAGCAGACATTTATTTGCATGAGATCGATGAAGATCATTACAACACTTTCTACGGAGTAAAGTACGACTCAAAAATAGAACCTGTATTCAATAAGGATTTATTTTCAGTGAAGCATTGGCAAAACATGATCGTCGTTTCTACAAATAAATGGTTTGTGGAGCGAGTCATTTCAGAGTATCGCGGGAAGAAAGCATTGATATCGAGCCGGGTTAAGATTGATCAGGTAGAAGAACGTGAAGATTCTTATTTTTTGGCATTTAAGCGCGATCTGAATACACCAAATGTGTCAAATCCGATTGTAAATGGACAGGCTGTTCGGTGCAAGGCTATACAGGTGTTATTAACTCTTGATCCTGACGTGGATTACTTGAGCTTGATGCATATGGCCACCAGCACGTATATCGATTCACCAAAAAATCCGTAAATTCGACCATGGAAATCATTAAGAATGCAGACGCTGATATCCTACATGGAGGGCCAAATATTGATCAAAAAATAGACGTCCTTGAGGCTTTAATGCTTGCGAATTTCCCGGAAGTAAAATGTGATTTAGTCCATCGGTTCACCCCGGGATTGTACACGAGAGAGATATTTATGCCGGCAGGTTCTTTGATCACATCCAAAATACACAACACGGAACATCCTTTTGTTGTATCAAAAGGGGTTGTTTCTGTGTTTACGGATGCTGATGGCGAAGTGTTAATTAAGGCTCCACATTGCGGGATAACAAAACCGGGAACGCGCCGAGTTCTTTACGTTCACGAAGACTGTGTTTGGCTTACATTCCACCGGTGTGAAGATGGTGAGACGGTTGAGGATATTGAAAAGAGAATTATTGAGCCTCATGACAACATTTTATTAAGCGGGAATCAACTAAAATCTTGAGACTATGACATGGATAGCAGTAGGAGTAGGGGTGGCAGGATTGGCGTATAGCGTGTATTCTTCTGAGCACGCAAAAAGTCAAGCCAACAAAGCTCAGAAAGCAGAACAGGATGCCATCAATAATGGCCCAAAATATCAAGTTCAAGATGAAGCTTATCAGAACAGGAACATCGCCGAAGGGCAGGCTTTTGGTAGAAATAGAGCTATTCAGATGCAGCAGCAAAATATCGGGCAGGAAGCGTCGAACGCCGGCGCTGCGGCGCGTGATGTTTCGAGTAGCACGTCTGATTTACTGAGCACGATTGCCGCCATTAACGCCAACAAGAACACCAATCTGCGCGGACTTGCGCAAGACGAGGCTCAGGTGCAGCAACAAAACCTAGGGTCTCTTTACAATGCGAACAATAACCTGATCGACGAAAAGGATAAGGCGTGGAATTACAATTCAAACATGCCGTATCAAATGAAGATCGCAATGCTTCGCGATAAGATACAATACAACCAAAACGTACAACAGAAAGCAACTGACAATGCCTTTGCTTCAGCAACATCAATTGCCGGCGCATACGCGAACAAATAAAAACTATGGCGTACAGGGAATTCCACTATGAAAAGCAGTATGCCGCCCCTGACGCAAGTCAGTTCATGGACCACACCACTCAGGCTGTGGCTCATCTTTTTGATTCCGTGCGCCGAAGCCGCGAAGAACGGATAAAATCAACAAACCAATTCGAGTATGACCTGTCGAATGGCGCCTTTGATAACGACCAAAAGATTCTGACTGAGTACGCTAAAAATGTGGTTAATGCTGGTAAAAACGAGATTTACCATACCGGCAAAATAAGTAATGACACAGCCTCAAAAATGGCTCAAGGAAAGTCGTTGCAGCAGCTGAGTAAAATACAGATGGAGAAGACAAAAAATCTCCAATCTGAAATATTATCCCGTGACGCAAAAGATCCATACTACGACTCCAG